GGAACAGGTCGTAGTCTTCGCCGATCACGCGCGCAGCAACGCCCAGCCCACGGCTAATCCGGTCCCGCAGACGATCTGCATCCATCAAACCACCAATTTGATGCTGTTGCCGCCCGGAAATTGAGGTCCAGGCGGCACACCAAGGAACGCACACAAACGGCGCCGCCAGTCGTCAAACAAGCGCGACCGCTCACCGAGTTCACCAGGATTGCGAACCCAAACACCAGCCGACTGCGTGTCGAGCCCGGCGGCGGCCTCCGGGATAGCTTGTTCGAGGCCGCACAGCGTCGTTAGATACTGCCGGAGAACATCCTCTTCCGCAGTGCCCAAATGGCCTAGACGATACTCCAGCAGCCCGGCCGCCTGATAATATTGCCAGCCCATATTGCCGGACATATTCGTCCCGAACACGGCGTAGCCCATGAAGCGCCGTGCATCGATCTTCTCAGCGTCAGTCAGCACGGCACGCTCCCGCCTTGAAGGCAGTACAGAGCAACCGCTCTGCCCTTGCCCCGGCCATCGACATGAGGAGCAAGCGGCCGACAACGATGCGCCGTCCGCATGCTCCGCCCACCGGCCAGAAAGACAGGCCGGCGGCACGAGACATCCGCGCTAACCGATGTGCTCGATCATCACGGCACGCTTGTAGGACGCGTTCGTCGCCGTCGGCACGACCAAGGGATTGGTCATCGTATCGCTCGGTGCGCAGAACCCACCGATCCAATACCAACTCTGCGCGATGATCTGCTGCAGCCGATCGATCGGCTCGCGTGTAACCATGGCGATCCCGTCCACAATGCTGACGATGCTGTCCGTCGGCGCGATATCGGTCTCTGCCATCCCGGCAAAATCGCCCTCGATCAACGCCCCCTGCCCCACGATGATCGGGCGACGCACGACCACGCCCGCAAGCGTCGGATGAGCCTGCACATAGGCCTCCGTCGTCGGCACGAAACGCAGCCCGAGAAAATCGTTGACCATCCCGCTGCGGAATACCTGGTTCGCGCTGGTTGCTCCCTGGAACAACTGCCGGAAGTCCGGATCGGCAAACAACTGGCGTGAACTCACGGGATCAAGATAACAATTGTAGGCGCCGTCGATCTCCGGCACCGCATTCATGCGGAGCTTGCTCACTCCATCGAGCAGGCACCCCATCGTGAGAATGTCGGTCGCGGCCAACGCGGCCGTGGTCCCCCGCCCCGCCGGCCGGATGATCACGCTCGCGCTTGCAGCCTGAACCGGATTACCCAAACTGCCGTCAGACGCGCTGACGTTCCCGCTGAACGTCAGCGCCCCCGAAATACCGCCCGGCGTCGTGCTGTTGTTCACCGAATCCGCAGTCGTCCCGATCAACGTGTAAACGCCCGCACCGACCGTCACGGTCAGGCTGGCCGAGCCACCGACCGGGTTCTGCACGCCGTTGACGAACGCAGAGGTGAAGCCGCGGATATCGTCGACCGCAACCGTGTTGCCGGCCGTGCCGATCGCAATCCGAACACGCGTGTTGCCGCCGAAATAGGGGGCGTTGCGCGCCAGCTCGTCCAAGCTGCGAGCCGCTTGCTCGCCGTTGATCGCCGCATTCTGCAGGAACTGCCCCGCAATCCCGACCCGGCTCGTCACCATGTTCAGGTCGGTCGTGGCCGCGTAATGGTTGATCGTGATCGTGTATTGCTCGACGCCCCACCCCGTCGGCACCAAACCGTTATCGAGGTTCGCATTGGACGACGGCGGCACGGGCTGGGTCACGCTGGGCTTCAGCCCGGCGCGCGTCTTCGTCAACGTCTCGCCAATGCCTACGGCAAACTCCTGCCGATCGGCACAGGCGCGATACCCGAGCCGCGACGACATCGCCTGCGCAAACTCGCGTTCGAGGAAGCCCTGCTGGATGATTGGCTGCAGGATGGCCGGAAAATTCGAGATGCCCATAGACTCCAGTCCCCACCACAAACGGTTTCAGCCCGGCCCGCTTCCGCGAACCAGGCCACATAAGGTTGATCCAACCCCCGCAACAGCAGGGAAAGTAGTGATCGGACGATGATTAGCAGTTAGTCTCTAAACAAGCAGATCGGAAAGAAAAACTCGACCGCCTCAGACAGATGAACGACCCACAACGGCCGAGACACTGTCGAACGCTTGAAGTCCGACGCTCACCGCCCCATCGTAGGTGTAATAACTCAACTTCTTGGGGCGTGCGGTCAAGACTTTTTTCCTTTTTATTTTTACTTTCTGCACCTCTGCACGCAGCGTGCGGCCTAACGCCGGCGCAACAACTCCGCCCGCGCCACCCGCCACTCCTCAACCGACATCTCCATCGCCGTCTTCGCCTTCGGCGGCGTCGCCCGCGGCGCCAGTGCCGCACTGCTGCTGCTGCCGCGGCCGAACAACCACGGCTTGTCGTGACGCAAGCGCGTCATGATCTCCGGCGCCTCGACCAACTCGCCCGAATCATTGACCGCGAGCCCCGACATATCGACCAGCTTGATCCCGTCGAGATCGACCATGCCCGCGCGAGCCGCCGCCGTGCGGAGTTCCGCCTGCACCAACCGCGCCCGCAACGCAACAAGTTGAGCCAGCTCTGCCGCTGGCACCTCAACCTGCATCTCCTCGAGACGACCTGACTCTTCGCTCATAGCTGATCCCCCACCATGCCCCATTCCGACGCAAGCCAGCGCTGCGCCGTCTCGGGCGATAACTGTTTCGCCGCGACGAGTTGCAGCAACGTCGACGCATCGCGCGCCCGATCTTCGCTGCCCGTCGGATACCAGGGTGGCCACAGCAATCGGAGCGGCGCGCCCGCGTCCAGCTCAGGCAATTGCTGCCCCTCGACACGCAATGGATAGCGCTGCGTCGCCTGCAAGATCATCCGACAGATCGGCAAGATGCCACCCTCGCCGTAACTCACCCGAAGATTGTCGGCGAGCCAGATCAATCCCTGGTTCATCAACTCGAGCGCCCGTCCGGACGACGACGCACCGAGGCGGCTCGCATCGGCGCGATTGCCGTGCACCCCCTCCAGCGCTAGTTCGCGCAGCAGGCGCACATAATCCAGCACCGCACCCGCCGCCGTCCCGCCGATCTCCAGCAGCCGCGCATCACCCTTCTCGCTGACGATCAGCGCGTTCCCAGCACTGCGTACCAGCTCGCCATCGAACCCGGCCGGCTCCTTGATCAGCAGCGTCGGATCGGACGAATACTTCAGCCCGCGCCCAGCCTGGCTGAGCTGGTAGTCGATCTCGATCCCGGTCTCGACCGCCGCCCGGAACGTGCACGCTCCGTCCGGAGCGATCCCGCCCGGAAGGTTGCGGATCCACACGAGTGGCACGAAGCCAAGCCCGTGCTGCACGCTCCGGTCGCTGTCGACGACCATCTCGCCGAATCCACCCACCTGCTGCGGCACGAACCAGGTCTCCTCTGACCGATCCCACCGCCGCTGAAACCAGTAAACCGCCCCCGGCTCGACCGAGTCGTAACCAGCCGCCAGCAAATCCGCGCCCGGCACCTTGTAGCGCTCGATCACGCTCAACAAAGCATCCGGCTCCCCCGGGTCCCATGTCGGAGTCAGCCACGTCGTGTCCAGCACGTCGAGGAACACGCGCCCACGCAAGATCCTGAGTAAGACGCAAGAACTGCCAATGCTCCCGCGGATCGCAGCCTCGATCATCACCTGGTTGAGCTTGCAGTCCCGACCAATCGCCGCAAGCGCCTGGCGAACAGTATCGTCCGGGCTGGCCACAACCGGGAAGTGCCCCTCGCTGAACAGAAGCGCGACGCTGTCCTCAACCACGATCCGCGCGAGCGAATAACGAACGCTCGGCCGCCGCCGCCGCAACGGGATATACTCCCCCGACGAGGACCGCTCGTCGTGGAACTCGTATGGCAACGCATCGTATAGCGTCCCATCGAGAACGCGCCGCATCAGATCCAACCGGCGCGCACGGTGCGGGAATTCTGGATCGGCTGGAATGTTCTCGCAAATCGATTGGAACATGCATGAGCACTTCCATGCTGGAGCACGACCAGACGCGCCAAAAAGCCGCGTCGCAGCGTCCTCACGATGAAGGGGATGGCGCCCGCCCGTCAGGATACGAGCCAGCCAAATGGCAGGGAGGAAAACCAATGTCCGCTGCGGCCGGTGTCCCCGGCCTGACAGAACGGGAAACGCTCAACCGTAAGCCAGATCCTTAAAGAATCTGGGGTGGTTGTTCAAGGCCTATTTTCCTAATACGCGGCGCATCTAGCTCCGACGGTCAAGCCGCCCGCGTCGCTCCAACACGGCCCGCGCCGCCGCCCGCCGACTCTCGCTGTCATCCCGCGCGATCTCATCGAACATCCCGCCGAGACCCACGCCCGGCGGATCGCTCACCCCTCCATCGCGCGACGACCAAATCAGGTCGAAGCGGAACCCGGTCAGCTCGTTCTGCTCGACCGCCTCCTCCAACCCTCTCGTGGCGAACAACACCCCCTGCGGGTATTCCGGAATCCGGAACATCGCCGGCACCGCCGCAAGCCGAGCCGGGTCGAACGCCAATCGTCGCGTGCTCGTGATCCAACGAAACGAGCCCCAATCACCCTCGACCAGGCCCCAATCAGCCTCGGTCTGATCCCGGTCCAACGCCTCAACCGCAACCAGGCAGTTGAACCACCAGTAAGGGCGCCCACAGACCCGGATCGGCAGAAACTCGCCCGCCGGCGAAAGCAGCGCGTCCAGCTTCGCCCGCGCAAACTCGCTCACGATAAAGCCATCCGTCCCAGTGTTCAGCGAAAAGCAGTCAGCCTCGATGAACTCAGCGTCCTCGCCGCCCAGTGGGATCAGGTACGGCGCCTCCCAAGGCAGGGCCGCCGGCACGCCGCCGCGCCACTGCCAACCCGCGTCAGGGATAGGCTGGAGCAAGCTGAAAGCCAGATCGCCGCGAACCAAGTACAGCCGCATCGCCTCGGTCAGACCCTTCACCAGAAGCGAAACTGCGCTCCCGGACGTGGCGGCCCGTTGCCTTGCCGCCTACGTCCGACCGCAAACCCGCACGCCCGTGCCCAGCCTCCGCAGGAGGCGTCAACGCCCCATGCAACGCCGACTGCAGGCGAATTGCTACACCGTCACCAGAACGTAAAACAAGCTCGCTTCCAATCTTTTGTATGGTCTGGAGCATCATGAGACGGCCCGCACCAAACCCTCCATGCTGCATCACAGCCTCGGCGAACATCTCCGCCGCAGACAGGCGCTGGTTGATCAGTTGCAGGAACTCCAGTCGATGCAATCCCTGGCCTTGGTGAAAGTTGCGCGGAACAATCGCCGCGTTGACCACGCTATGGACGCTGATCGACCACCGACCCATCACCCGCCGCGCCGGCAGCGCGCCATCCAATCCCGCTGCCACGATGTGATGAACATCGAAACCGTGCGCGACCCACTCCGAATGCGAAAGCCCGCAATCGCGCAGAACCCGCCGCACCCCGCGACAAAGCCGCTCCGGCCACTCGCTCTCCAGAGCTTGTGCCGCCGCGGATTGGTCCCGACTACTCATCGGCATCTCCTGAAACGGCAAGCGTGATCACACCGGTAACTCGTCAAAACTTGCGGTTAGTCTCGCAAACGCTCATTTACTCCGCCTTGCGAGAAGACGGCGTTTGCCAAACCAACTCCTTTTCTGACCTAACCTGTCCAACACAGAATGCAAACGTAAACGAACGCTTTCAGAACACCGGTTTCATTTAGTAACGGCAGTTTAGCGGCAATTCTACGATCGGCATCTCACCGAACCCCGAAGCTCGTCCGCTGCATCCGCGCCGGAGGCGTATGATCAAGCACCATCGAGAACGCACGGCTCAGCGCATCCACCTGATCGTCTTTAGCCCCCCCGGGAAAATCCTGTAATTCTTCGATAAAGTCGCGATTCCACGCCCCCTTCAAAACCGTAACCGCACCAGCATTGACTTGGCTCGCGACCGGCATCGCACGCGTCTCCTTCGATCCGCTCTCCCGGCTGCTCACCACCCGATACCCGGCCAGCGCCTTCGTCATATACAAGACCTGCGCCCGCCCGGCCTGCCCGGGGTCCTGCGGCAATCCGATCGCAATCTCGCTGCCATCGCGCGACGCCGTCTCCCGAATAGCTTGCACCACCATCTCAGGTCCGCCCTGCAACCTCCTGACATCAGTGACTTGATAGCTCCCTTCCGCCGTCTTCGTCAGCAGCACGCCCGCCGTCCAGTCGCCGTCCTTGCTCGCCGCCAGATCCCATGCGCGGACACTCACACCCCGCGCACGCTCCTCCACGACGACCAGGTTCGCCGTCTTGAACAGCCGCCCGCCCGCCGTCCGCGGCGATTGCTGGAACAACGCGTCGAACGTCCGATCGCCCAGCACCGCCCGCTTCCGCCCCAGCGCCGCCGCGTCCTCCCATTCCGGCCATAGCGGCTCCCCCGGAGACCGGCCCAGCAAGTCGTCGCTCTCCGCAAACGCAGGCAACCGCACCACCCGCCACGCATCCGCCGATTGCAGCAGCCGCCCACCCAAATCGTCCGGGTGCCAGCGCGTCATCACCAGCACCACCCGACCGCCCGGCTTCAACCGCGTGACCAGGTCCGAGCGGAACCAGTCCCACAAATGATCCCGCGCCGTCCCGCTATCGGCTTCGGCCTGGCTCTTCACGGGATCGTCGATCAGCAGCAGATCCGCCCGCCGCCCCGTGATCGGCCCGCGGACGCCGGTCGCAAAATAGCTCCCCCCGCCCACAACGCCGAACCGTCCGGCCGACCGGTTGTTCGGATCCAGCCACAGATCCAACCGCGACCCATGCTCCTCGATCAAGCTCCGCACCCCGCGCCCAAACGACCGCGCCAAGCTCGACGTATGACTCGCCGCGATCACGTGCGCATAAGGCTTGTTCGCCAGGAACCAAGGCGGGAACAACAAGCTCGCATACGTCGATTTCGCCGAACCCGGCGGCAGTAGAAGCATCAGCCGATCCCACCGCCCGTTCGCCAAACCCTCCAGCTCCCGGATCAGCAGCCGGTGATGCGCCGCCGGAGCAT